CATTGCAGCCTACGGGCCAGATGGTTGTATCTCAGATGATGTGCTTGCCAAACTACCATTCCTGCCCTATTCAAGCGTCACAGCCCGATACAAGGCGCTGATTGACAAGGGCTTCATTGAGGTCATTGGAACCCGTAAAGGGCTTTCTGGGCGACTCCAAAGGGTTATGCGTAAGGTAGGGTAAATCCCTATTCCAATCTCTGTCAGACAAGGCAGAATTGACGCATGAACCAACAACAAACCAATCGTTTAAACGCTTTCTGGCAGGATGTAGAGGCTCACAAGGCTCTCAATCCATCCTTGCCAGAGAGTGCCCTTGTAATCCTTAAATCTGTGGCCCTGGATGCCCTCCTTGCCGCACAAGACATTGAACAGATAGGAGTGAATGATGCAAACAATTGAATTTGTGCCTTTTGATTGGGTAGACGATGACTTCAATCCAGAGATTGACCGCATTGAGGTTGATTACCAATGGCATGAAGCAGATGATTCTGTTGGCTTAATTGCTTACTGTGAGAAAACAGTCAAGTGGATGCGCTTTAACCTGCAAATCAAGGACATAACAGACGAGTTGTCCTATGCTGACTTGGCATATCTGAAGCATGAAATCAAGCGCAACGATCAGGAGATTGCAGATGAAAGAACCTGAAGACGAGGCTTTCGAGGAGTTGGCAAAGCGCCAGGGTGATTGGGGTCTGCAAGGTTCACGCAAGCACCAGATCATGCGTTATGTTGAGAACAACGCTAGGAATGAAGTGATTGAAGAAGTCGCCCAGCACATTGAGAAATGCACTCTATCTTTTGGCAAAGACACGATTCAGTCGTTTACAGCTTATGTAAGGAACATGAAGAAATGAAAGCAAGACAAGTATTCCACGCACTTATGTCCTCTAAGGGCTATGTAGAGACTGATCTAGCCATGACAGGCGACAAGTACACCAATCCCGCCATGCAAGGCAGATGGAACTACTTTATTGCAGGATGGGAAATGCGGGGTGTTTGTGATTGAGACAATCATCACTATCTTTGCCATAGGATTTCTAGGCATTGCGTTAGCCATTGGAGGCGTTTGCCTAATCGTTTGGATGGCATTGAATGAATCCTAAGAGTACAAATAACTCCGGTATGAAGTGCCCAGAATGTGGGGCTGTATCCTTTGTTCAGCATACAAAAACTGTGGAAAACATACTTGTCAGACGAAGGGAATGCTTTAATGGGCATCGCTTTATCTCACATGAGACAGTCCTAAGAATGGTCAATCAACATAAAGCCAAATCAAATTCTTAGATGTAGCAACTACACAAATAATTGTGTCATCTGCCAACCATAATATGATCTGGCTGCAATCCGCAGTTCAAGGAGAAATCATGTACAAGATTGAAATTGATATGGGTTGGTTGGCTGACACTAAACTTACCATTGAAACTCATGACTTTGACATCATTGAAGTCATCAAGGAATTTGTCGAATTCCAAGAGTCAGAAGGTTGGGCTGGTGCGTGGAATCCAATCGTTTTTGAAGATAACGAAGATGAAGATAGCGCGGAAGATGACGCGGAAGAAGTTAAGTAAGCGGAATCACGCGGCCTCTAAATTCAATGGAATCGGGGCCGTGTGTTGTCACCAGTTCGGGAAGCAGTAACTTGCCATTGTGGAAATTTAGCACAGCAAAGCCCGATCTCCAGTTGAGTGGGCCTTTTTCTGTGTAATCCTCAAACTGTGGGCCATAAGGTTCCGCAAGGGTTCCAGTATCGATGCCGTATCTCACGCCGTTGTAGTCAGAGAACGGAGTGACTTTTAAGCTATGCAAATGTCCCGTGACAATGTTAGTACCTGCCCACATCGTATTGTTATGTGTTGCGTGGATACCACCTTTGAAACGATGTTTAACAACAGTGGATTCATTTAGCCATACTGACCAACATGGTTCCCAACTTAGGAAATGGTCTTTCAAGCTAAAGCCCTTTACTTGCTCATACTGGGGCGCATTAGCCGCTAGGAACGTCTCAAACCGCGCATCGTGATTGCCCAAAGGCCATATCAGTTTGACGTTGTGACGGGCCTTTTTAGCCGTTTCTTCGATCTCTCCCATCGCCAAAGTACACGCCTTTAGTTCTTCAATGACTGTAGGTGCTTTACTCCAGCCGATTCGTGGGTGTCTAGAGATTCCAGCACCATCAAAAATGTCGCCATTGGCAATTACGGCATTGGGTTTGAGTTCTTTGATGGCCCACAAAAGACCTCTGTAGGCAGTAGAGTGGATGCCTGGCCAAAAGTGTGCGTCAGAAAAAACAATCACTGTCCCGTTAAGGATACCCAAACTGTTGCTATGCGGATGGGTTAATGAAACTTGAAAATGTGCGTACTGATTGTTCTTTTCCGCTTGAGGTGCTTCAATCTTTTGTTTAGTTCTATGTTCAATTCGTCTGCGCCTTTTGTAAAGCGCGGAAATATCAATGTTTAGCATCCTGCTCGCCTTGTCCATTGAGTCGCTACTTTGAATAGCTTGAATGACTTGTTCGTCAGAAAAATTAGTGATAGCCATTACAGTTTCTTTCGCCAATAAAGGGTGTCTTTGCAACCCCAAGGTTTAGAAGGTTCAAACATTTTGAAACCGCAAGCTATCAAACTGTTGGCGGAAGCAGGATTGAATCTTGTGTCAGAAACTAACCATTTCCACCCAATAGCTTTTGCTTGTCTAATTCTGACGCGAATAAACTTTTTCTGTAATCCCTGTCCACGATGAGAAGGAATAACACCAGCACGACAAAGGTAGCCACAATCAACCCACCGCACAGAGCGAACAAGACCCGCGAAACCAATATCCACGCCATTCTCAGCAGCAATCCACCAAGTCCCAAAATTTGTGTCATCGGGCTTGTCATACGGCAAACAGATATTTTGTAGTGCAGAAAGTCTGTCTTGTACTGAATCTTTGCGGGTGTCTGCGCGAATAATCATTAGCGCATTGAAATACTATAGTATGAAACGTCTATGACAATTTAAGATTTAAACAATGCCGCCTCATCTTTTCGTCTGTTTTCTAAGCCTCTCAGAACCTTGCCACCAGCCTTGCAATACTGCAACAAAGACTCTATTGCCGCATCTTTATCGCCACGAATAACCTTTTGACGGAAGGTGCTGCGCTGTAATGTTCCCAGACCAACATTGAAGCTAAAGCTGACGCAAGCATCAAATTCACCTTGGGTAAGGACAACTGGAAGAAGTTGGGCCACACCACGCTCAAACCTTGCAAGATCACTTCTGAGAATTCCATCTACTTCTTCCTTTGTCCATACACGATTGTCTTCAAGGCGCAAGGCGAATGCATCGCGCTGGTCTATGGGCAGTTTTCCTTGTTCTGGATACAAAACATGGCCTACGCCCACTGTCCAGAGTTTTGCTGGGCAACGATATGGTTTAAACCGCACACCTTCATGGTGCTTAATCATCTCCACAGCTTTAGCACTGATGTTCATTTTTTGAACGCCTGACCACCAAACCAGAAACTCACAATACAAGCCCAAATGATTTGTGTATCTTGATCCCACAGTTGGTTTAAAGCAACATCAAATGCTACATCTGTATGCCAAGCGTAGTAGAAGCCAAAGACCTCAACAAACATAAACATCAGGAACATCCCGTAAGTGATGACTGAACGGGTTGCGGCCCTCATATTAATGACCCAAGTACTTGCACCTTCACCAAGGGCTATATCGTGGGCGTAGAGGGCTTGGCGCTCCTGCATGGCTGTCTGGGCATTAGTAACCTCTGCGTTGATCTGTATTTGTTCAGTCTGAATATGCTCAATGCGTTCTTGCGCCTCTAAACCAGCCTTTTTAAGCGTCAGTTCTCGCTCAGTTTGCATTGCAGCCAAAGCAAGTTCATGCTTTTTGTCGGCCCTGTCTTGGAAAAACTCAAGGATTTTTGGGAGGCCGCCCATCAGGAAGCTGACCAGGGATGAGAACAGAGTTATCATTTTTTAACCTTTCAAGTTGTTTACGTTCATACTCTAATTGCTGGCGCAGTCTTTCCATGCGCTCAATCTGCATTTTGCTCTCGCGTTGAACCGCCAAGGTGTCGTAATAGATGCTGCCAAGCAATGGCAACAACAATACAAACACCAAGACCATAGCAACTAATGCGACTAGAAACCCCATCGTACCTTTCGATCCATTATTAGAAGGCTGAAGAACAGGACTAGGTACAGGACGAACACTAAACAAGCTACCCCGTAGATTGCCTTGTCTTGGATTGCCTCGACCACCCTTCTGCGTTGCCATTCAACCTCTCGCTGTTTCTTTTCTTGAGCCAACCTTGCTTCTTCTTGTTCAGCAATGATGATGACCCTCATTTGATTCACCCTGGTGTACAAGTTCCCCAACTCTGGGGGTGACTGATACACCATAATCTCTCGAATCTCTTTGGCTAATTTTTCAAACTGCGTCTTGGCAAGTTCCCTGTTTAGCGCAGACTCCATGATGTTCTGATTTGGGTCATAGACGCTTTTAGACTTTTCTTCTTCTTCCCGAATGTGGTCTGCAAGCTGTTGCTGAACTTTGAAGAACTGCGACAGATTAGCCGCCAAGTCAGAGACAACCTTGTTCTCATCCCAAACCTCTGGTTCAGCCTTCTTTGCTTTGGGAGCAACAACAGGGGCTGTGGGCTTGGGCTTTTTCTTCTTAAAGAACCCAAAGAAGCCACCCACTTCTTCAGCAATAGCCGTGACCTCTTTAACAGTCTTTTGGGCTGCGGCAACAGTTCCCTTGACCT